GGAGGCCCAGATAGCTCAGTTGGTAGAGCAGAGGACTGAAAATCCTCGTGTCACTGGTTCGATTCCGGTTCTGGGCACTTTGGTTTCATACCAATGGGGTATTAGCTCAGTCGGTAGAGCACTTGACTTTTAATCAAGTTGTCCGGGGTTCGAATCCCCGATGCCTCATGAATGAAAGATAGCGGAAAACCTTGTAATTACAGGGCTTTCCGCTTTTTTTGACGGTAAAATTATCTAGGCAATTTTATAGAAAAACAACGAAAAAACATGTCTAAAATCTGTCCAAGTAAGCAAAATTTTTCAGGATGTCTAAATTCTGTCCAAGCTGTCACAGCGCAATCGCTGTTTTTACGACCTCTTGAACGTTCTCTTTTTCCTCCACAATATGGCTGTAAACGTCGATGACCATCTTCTCTGTGTCGCCCAGCAGCTCCGCGATTTTCTTTGTGCTGATAGCTGGAATCTGGTAGCACAGCTCCGTACAATAATTGTGCCTGAAGATATGTGCAGTCAGATCGTGAATGACGTACAGGTTTTCAGTTCCGCCGGCGGCCAGATTCATCTTATTAATGATACGCTCCCACATGCGCCGGTAACTGCTTTTGGTCATCATGCGGCCATCCTGGGTGTGCATCAGATACGGTGCTGTCAGGCCTTTAAGATACTCCTTTAGATGGACGGCCAGAAATGGAGGGATAGGCACCGTACGCACCCCGTTTTCGGTCTTTGTATTCTTTACCCCGGGATTATTCACCCGAAACTCTACAGACCCTCTGACGGTCAATTCAGACGTTTTCAAATTGATATCAAGGGGCTTCAGGGCCAGCACTTCGCCGCGGCGGAGGCCGCAGCCGTAGATAATCAGAACGAATGCCTTTTCCATCGGCGTGAAGTCAGCAGCCTTGATTGCCTTCTTTTCGGTGGCGGTAAGGGGCCGCTTTTCTCTGGCTTTGTACTTTGGCCTGTTGATTTTTTCGCACAGTTCCCGCAACGCCTTTTCGGGGAGAAGTCGTTCATCCACAGCAGCCCGGATAATTTGTTTATATGTCAACATGATTTGTTGGCATATACGAGGTTTTTCGGATGCATTGTTGATAAGTAGCTGTAAATGTACTTTTCTTAGGTCCTGCAGCTTAACGCCTTCCAGCGCGGCAAAGTGCTTGTCTATAATATTTTTATACATCATCCTTGTATTGTACTCCCGGACAGCCTTGCTGGTCTCCAGCCACTCATCGGCGTAGGCCAGAAAGTCCATATTCGATGTCTGGATTTGATTTCCTTCTTCAATCCGGCGTTTCAATGCATTGACCTGTTTTTCAAGGTCGGCGCTGGACTTTCTTGATTTCAAGTTGATTCGGTGTTTTTGGCCGTATTCGTCATAAGTACCGTCCCAAGCCTTAGTACGATAAATACCATATTTGTCAGGTTTGTATTTTTGCTTTGCCATTATATCATCCTTTCCTGTTGCGATGTCGCAACTATTTTAGGGTATAAAAATGCGCCCCTTGTCAGGACGCTCCGAGGAGGATATAATTTAAGTGTTCAAGCTAATTATATCTTCCCGGGCATCCGGCAAGAGAAATTCTATGTGAAAAGCTTCTGTGTTCCCGCACAGGGGCTTTTTGCTTTACCCAATACCAGGGTTAAATCCACGACTTATCAGCCAATTCTTTGAAAATTCTTTTTGTTCAGGCGTGGCGGTTTTGAGCAAATATATTGATTTATGAATGCCAGCCCAAAATGAAAGATCATTATGTGGCATCGGAACTTGATATTTTTCACAGAATCTCAAAATCTTTTCTTTGTCCAGTGATAGTAGCGCTTCATCACGTTCTCGTTTAAATTGGTTTATATCCATAAAATCCCCCCTTATGCTGCATCCTCCGAGAAGTCTAGCTCACTAATGCTCTCATTAACCGATTCTAGGATTTCATGTTTCTCGATATAGGAAACCCATGTAGATGGGAAATCAGACTTAATTTCTTTCTTTAGATTATAATACAATGTCTCCATTGCCTTCTTCCACATCTCGTCAGCTGCCTTCTCCATTTTTTTATCTGCCCAGCGGTCTTTTTTCTGTCGTTTGGCATTTTTGACTCGCTGAAATTGCATGGCCTTAAACATAAAAGTTTGATAGCCGGTCAAATTAGTTTGAAGATACGATAAAAATTCTTTGTATTTCATGTACATCACCTCCATATAAAATTTTTAATTCTCAGTTCTATCAATTCTTTTTTGTATCCCCATAGTTGAACCAGCATTTCAGGAGTATATTGATACTCGATAACCTCTTTTATGTCATCGTCTGAAATTAGGTAAATCATTGCAAACTTATTTGCATCCAATTCCATTTTATCAACAGATAAGTAAGTGTTAGATTTTAAAAATGGGGTGTTTGCGTTGGGGTGCATAATTGAGTGCCCCAACTCATGTGCTAAAACATACCTTTCTTCAGGTCCCCCCGAAACTAAGTTACTATTTAAAGCAATATGTTTGGTTCTGTACGCTTTGTAATAGTAACCCAATATAGACCCCAGTTCATTTTTGTGGATTATTATGTTTGTCGCGTCTGCCAATTCATAAGGGGACCGGGTCTTATACTTTTTTACTATATTTTGCACTACATAGTTTATATCCATAAAATCACATCCATTATTTTCTATACTTTTTTGGGGTGAATTTTTTTGCGGCAATTTTTGCGGATTCTAAAGTGCTTCGCAGACTTATTTCTAATAGACGTTTTGTTTCCTCATCCATAACCTCACCGTTAAACATAAGACCGTCGCCACTTTCTAGCTGATTTAATGTTTCGGCTAATTTCTTTTCAATATCGCGTTCATCTTTTCGACTAATCACTGTTTTATTCTCTACTTCCTCATTTTCGTAAAAATAAGAAAGAGGTACTTCAAAATACTCGCAAAGTTTTTCGATTTTATCTTTCTTTGGCTGGCTCTTTCCATTCTTCCAGTCTGAAAGTGTTGCTGTCGATATGCCAGTGTCCTTATGAACTCGATAAGGTGTGACACCTCTTTCCTTTAAAAGATTTTCAAATTTTTCGTACATAATTGACCTCCATAAATATCACGGAAAACTTTTTTAAAAAAGTATTGACTATAAAAGAAAACCGTGATAAAGTAGAGATACGAAAGAAAACCGTGACAAAAACGGGTTTCGTATCTCGGAAATATGATTAGTTTTGCTGGTAACTTGACTATATCATATTTCCGATATAATTTCAATATATTATCACGGAAAGGCGGTGAAAAAATGTACCAAAAATTTGCTGATTTACTAGCAAAATACAACAAAACAATTTATCGAGTGGCTAATGACACCGGAATTGCAACTGCAACGCTTTACGACTGGAGAGATGGTCGCAGTAAACCCAAAACTGACAAGCTCAAAATTCTAGCGGACTACTTCGGTGTTCCAATCGAGTATTTTCTGGAATAAACAAAACACATGTTCGATAAAACGACTATATCACCAAAATATGCGTGTGTCAATGAGAAGGGAAAGGAGGAGTGAGAGCGTGGAAGAAAAGAAACGATTAGAAACTGCACTGCTTGACTTTATCGAAAAAACAGTTCATGAGCCAACTTCAGAAAAAGATGTGAAAATCCTGCCGGAACTGGCTCATGAACTAATCGAATTATGGAAACTTTAAAGGGACTTGTTATTCAATTCAACAAGTTTGTCATAAATCGCCTGCATGAATTCAGCTACTTTTTCTCCGCCTTCTTTATTGGGTGAGGTATTAGTATTAGACATTTTTGCTACAGTGATTTCCTTTACCATATCGATAATATGTTTGTTACCTAAATTGTCCATAATATGATCTCCTTCCTTTCGTACTCGGCGCTGCAACGCCTGTAAGTACAGTATAGGATAGGGATAGAAAAACATCAATACAGAAAGGGAATGATTCAGTGAACGAGTTAACAAGAACAGCCATCACATCGATGGAGGCCGTTGAGTGGTGCAGTAAAGAGCTTTCAAAATGGAGTGTGAACAGTTTGGCATTCAGCTTCCGGCAGATTTTGTGAAAGTTCCGGAGTATGAGCAGATGGCACTGTCGCAGTTCATGCAGTAGATATGAGTGTCAATGGGAGGAGAAAGGAGCGTGATTGCATGCTGGAGTTTCCAAAACCTGTCATGAAGATGTCGGAACTTCAGAAAATGGGGTTCCCGGAAACCTATCTGAAACGGGCTTACGGAGATAAAAACCAGACCTTCGCCACAAAGATGAATCCGGCATTAACAAAAAGTCCGGTTATTTTCGACACCGCTGGCTTCAAAATCTGGTGGGAAAAGCAGATTGAGGCACAGGTTCGGTCGATGCCCAGGAGAAGAGGGAGGTGATACCAATGCACAAACATTATAACGATGGTCCCGCGGCTGTCAAGCAGGCACGAGAGGCAGAAGCAAACAAGCAGGTAGAGCGGATGACCAGCATGATGGTGTGGATGACATACGGATGGATTGTAGCCGCGGGAGTGTTTTTGCATGCGGCCGGGTGGATGTGAGGGAGGAGGGACAAGGATGCTTAGAACTACCACAAAAGAGATTCTGCTGACAGAGTTATCGAATCGGAAACCAGAGGAGGTCCGCTTGAGCTTTGCAATCGGATGGATGCGGGCAGAAGAAAACTTGTTGTACGCAAGCGGAGAGGTTTTGAGGCTGCTAGAGGCAATCGAAGGAGAAAAAGAGCCCGCCGGCGGCAACCGGACAGGCTCAGGAACTTAAAAAATATTCGTACTTGATTATAACAGAGAAAACAGGAGGATGCAAGGATGAGTTATTACAATGTATGTCCACGCTGTGGTTCGCATCTGGATCCGGGTGAGTTATGCGATTGCAAGGAGGAAACGGAATGCCGGTCAGAAAGTACAGATTCAATAGCCGTGAGGAATGGCTACAGGCCAGAAAAAATCACATCGGTGGTTCCGATGCCAGCGCCTGTGTCGGCATGAACCCTTATAAGGACAATGTGCAGTTATGGGAAGAGAAGAAGGGGTTAATTATCCCGGAGGATATCTCGGAGCGTGACTATGTCCAGTATGGGACTAAAGCAGAGGAGTATCTGCGCGGCCTCTTTTCTCTTGATTTTCCACAGTACCAGGTGCTTTATGAGGAAAACAACATGTTTTTAAACTCGGACTATCCGTGGATGCATGCGTCACTGGACGGGGAACTGATTGACGGGGAAGGCCGCCACGGTGTGTTGGAAATCAAGACCACTAACATCTTGCAGAGCCTGCAGAAAGAGAAGTGGAGGGATCGGCTCCCGGACAATTATTATTGCCAGGTACTGCACTATCTGGCAGTGACTGATTATGATTTTGCAGTTTTAAAAGCCCAGCTAAAAAGCGAGTGGGGCGGTGAACTGCGAATCACTACAAAACATTATTTTATTAATCGAAAGGACGCCTGGGAGGACATCCGGTTTTTGGTGGACGCTGAAAAGCGGTTTTGGGACTGTGTAGTTTCAGGACGCCGGCCAGATCTGATTCTCCCTGCGATATAGGAAGAAGATATGGAACTTAGAATATATAATCCGCAGGATGACGGATTTATACAGAAAATAGAGTGGAATTTTGAGGAACTGAAAAATGAAATCACTGTGGCCTCTGAGGAGTATGCAGTGTCGGTATACACGGATGATGCCATCAAGGCAGCCAAGGCGGACCGCGCCAAACTGAACAAGTTTGTGGACGCGATGGAGGCGAAGCGCAAAGAACTTAAGAAAAAGGTCATGGTGCCTTATGAGCAGTTTGAAAAGGAAGAGAAGGAACTGGTGGCCATTGTCCAGCGGGCCATCGACAACATTGACACCCAGGTGAAAGATTATGAGCGTCGCCAGCGGGAAGAAAAGACAGCGAAGATACGGGAATTTTATGATGACAATATCCATGACATAGAAAAATATCTTCCTTTCGAAAGGGTTTTCAAACCGGAGTACGCAAACGCATCCACGACCATGAAGTCCGTAAAGGAGGATATTCTGGAGATGATTCAGAAGGTGGATGAGGGACTGGCCATTCTGAACGAGGTGGACAGCCCCTATGCGGGGGACATGAAAGAAGTCTTTTTGCGCACATATGATATTGGTCACGCGATTGCAGAGCGGAACCGCCTGGAGGCAGCCGAGCAGAAGCGAAAAGAATATGAGGCGGAACGCGCAAAGGCCAAGGCGGAACAGGAGGCCAGAAGAAAGGCAGAGGCCCAGGCCGTAATGGCAGCAGGGAAGAAACAGGAAGAGAAAACCGCAGAGCCGGAGAGTCAGCAAACTGCAGTTCCTGTACCGGC